ATCTTCCAACAGGTGGTGGTAATACTGCAGAAGCAGATGCTACTATGGGGGACTATGCTACTACTGGAGGAACAGTTGCTAGTGTTGGACTTACTACTGGTGGAAGATTTTATGATGCTGCACCTATTGTAACAATTTCTCATCCTGGATGGAGTTATGCTGATGCTACAATTGGTATGGCAGGAACCTCTATTGATGCATCTTCCGTAGCATTTACAACAACTGGTAGAGCATATACTACGGCACCAACAGTTACAATAGGACTTGGAACAGGCACGGAAACTACCGGACTTACAGCTGCTGTTGGTATTGCTACTATTCATCCTATAACTGGTATAGTTACTGCGGTTGGATTTAACTCAACAACAGATCCTTGGTGTGTTGGAACTGGTGCTACTATAGGTATTGGATATACTGTTACAGCATCTATATCATTCTCCGGTTCTCCTAGCCCTGTTCAAGCTATTGCAACTGCAACAATTGATTTAGATGGTCAAGTTGATGCTGTTTCTATAGGAAATAGTGGATTTGGTTATGATATTGGAAGTACTGCTACAGTAACTATAGCAGCACCTGATTCAAATGTAGAACAGTTCAGAGCATTAGGATTTACTACAATAAGATATAATTCTATTGAGACTTCAGGAACAATTGGTATTGGATCTACCTATATTACAGGAATTACGACTACAAATATTTACATTGGTGATAGAGTTAGATTGGCTAGTGGATATGATAACCATCTTGTTAACTTTATTGCAACCGATAGTTATGTATCTCAAATTGGTAT